TGACGGGTCGCGGGTTGGTAGAGCTGATGGCGATGATTCATCGGCTGGAAATAGAACAGCAACATTTGGAACGCAAGACACCGCAAGTGGCGGTGACGGTTCAGGTGGATGGGAACAGAACACCGCTGGCCGCTTCCCTGCCAACTTCATTCACGATGGCAGCGATGAGGTTGCTGACTTACTTGGCGAACCTGCCCGATTCTTTTACTGCGCGAAGGCAAGCAAGAAAGATCGCAATGAGGGGTTGGATGGGTTTGAGGTTAAAGAAACTCAAGGCGGTGGCGGTAGATCTTTAGACAATTATGGAGAAGATGAAGATTCTCAAAGATTGAAAAAAGCAGCCGCAGCTTATGGTGCAGTAAAAGCGGCGCGGGCAAATACTCACCCAACCGTCAAACCAACATCGCTGATGCAATACCTAGTGCGGCTTGTAACACCGCCAAACGGCATTGTGCTTGACCCGTTCCTTGGTTCAGGCTCAACAGGTAAAGCTGCGATGTATGAAGGATTTAACTTTATTGGAATTGAGCTAACGCCTGAATACTTGCCAATTGCTAAGGCGCGGATTGAATTTGCCCTAAGAGATAAAGAAGGCGAGTTAGACTTTGAGCCGCGATAGCCTTGAGGGTGCCATCGCCTTTGCGCTTTGGAAATCTTATGAAGAATCTTTGCCTGATACGCCTTGGCGAATGGCGAAGGTGATTGCTGCGATATTAAGGAAAGAAGGCTACCTTGCCAATCATTGATTACAAATGCCCAAAGTGCGAAGTGGTAATGCCAATCTTTCGCAAAGTGGATGAAGCTGAGATTCTATATGGATGCAGCAATTGCGAGATAGCAATGGAACGGGTTTGGGCGGCACCTGCCGTTCATTTTAAGGGAACGGGTTGGGGTAAAGACTAATGGTGAAAGAAATCAGAATCAAAGATGGTTTGTATATGTCATTTGGAACGCGCAAAGGTTTTGGGTTGGGAATTGTGATTGATAAGTGGACACTATCAATTGACTTCGGCATCTTTTGGATGGCGTTGGAATGGTAAAGGGATAATGTTGGCAACTTGCGGTGATGGTGTAATGGAAACACGGCAGGTATTCCAACCTGCAATTGGCGGTTCAATTCCGACCTCATCGCTCCAAAATTATTGGATTGAGCCAATTTCTTACAGCTTGGCAATGGATATTGTTGTTGAAAAACATTATCTGCACCGAAAATGCCCTGTTAGTTTTGCTTTTGGGTTGTTTAACTATTCAAGTTTGATGCCAGTTGGCGTTGTAACTTATGGCGTAAGCCCAAGTTCAACATTACTAAAAGGTATTTGCGGGGAAAGCGAAAAGTTTAATGTCTATGAACTAAATCGCTTGTGGGTTGATGACTCAATTCCGAAAAACGGTGAAAGTTACCTAATTGGCAGAACAATCAAGCGATTAGATAGGGAAATCATTGTTTCTTACGCTGACAGCTCTCAAGCTCATATTGGAGTTGTTTACCAGGCAACTAATTTCATTTACACGGGGTTAAGCGCCAAGTTTCTTGACCCAAAAGTCAAAGGTTTAGAGAATCAGCACCACGCAACTTATGCCAACGGTTTAACCAATAAACAAGTAGTTGAGAAATTTGGCAAAGATAATGTTTACTTCAAGGAACGCTCAAGAAAGCACCGTTACATTTATTTTAACGCCAGGGGGAAACGAAAATTGGAATTATTAGAAAAATTGCGTTACCAGGTTTTGCCTTATCCAAAAGAGGCAAACAATGACTAACGAAATCCTAACCACCGCCCTTCGCTTTGCCGCCCAAGGGATTGTTGTGGTGCCTGTTGCAACCGATGGCAGCAAGCGCCCTGGCGTTGGCTCTTGGAAGCAATACCAAGAACGCCAACCCACGCAAGATGAGCTGCTTAATTGGTTTAACAATGACCAAGTGCAGGGGCTTGGTGTCATAACAGGGCCGATTTCAAACAATCTATTGATGATTGAATGGGAAGGCCGCGCCATTGAGCAGAAACTTCACCTTGCCGCGAAAGAGGCAATGAAGGCATCAGGGCTTGAATACCTATGGGAAACCCTGACCAATGGCTATTCAGAAATGACACCATCGGGGGGAATTCACTTTCTAGTTAAGATTGATGGCGCACCAATTGAGGGCAACACCAAACTTGCCTCTAAAGCGGGCGAGGATGGCGGCTGCCTAATCGAAACTCGCGGGGCTGGTGGTTTTAGCATCTGCGCACCTTCAGGCGGCACTGCCCACCCCAACGGCAAATCTTGGACAATGATTGCAGGGTCAATTGAGAACATCCCAACGATTACCGAAAAGGAATTGTGGGAATTGTTTACAATCTTAAAAACCTTTGATGAGATGCCTAAGTCTGAGATAACTAAACAAGAGTTGACAAAGCGGGAATTCAATCCTGCGCTGCCAGGCGATGATTACAACCAAAGAATGACTTGGGAAGAAATACTTGAGCCGTTGGGTTGGAAAAAGGTTTACACCCAAGCCCAAGTTACCTATTGGCGCAGACCGAATAAAGATGAAGGAATCAGCGCATCTACTAACTACGGCGGCTATGACACATTCTTTGTATTCTCAACCTCAACCACATTTCAAAGCGAAAAAGGCTATTCAAAGTTTGCCACCTACGCCCACCTAAATCATCACGATGATTTCAAGGCCGCTGCCCAAGCCCTGCGCTTTTTAGGCTTTGGCGTGGGCAGGGATGAAATAGCAAATTACGAATACAACCCGACAACGGGCGAGATCATCGCAACGGATGGCGTACCTGCCACCGACTCAACCGAGATTGACTACCTAACGGCTCAAGAGATCAAAATGAGCCGCGCAAAGCGCACCGCCAAAAAGTTACTTGATGCCGAGGAAGCGGCAAGTAATTACCACACGCCAATCTATGTTCGCAGCCTCACAGATGAGCTTAAACTGCCAATTGAGGAAGTTAAGTGGACAATCAAGGATGTATTCCCAACGGGGGCGAATGTGACCCTTACAGCCCAATACAAGGCGGGTAAGACCACCCTAATCAACTCACTAGCCAAATCATTAGCTGATGGCGAGAAGTTTCTGAATTACTTTGACCAACCTGACCATAAGGGCAGAATTGTAATTTTTAACTATGAAGTTTCTGAAAATCAATACCGCCGGTGGATGAATGATGTGGCAATTGAGAGTTCTGACAAGATTACCTTGGTTCACCTAAGAGGCAAGAGGCTGCCGCTAACGGTTGCGCGGGTTGAGGATTTGACCGTTTCTATCCTAAAAGATTTAGATGCTCAGACTTGGATTTTAGACCCGTTCGCCCGCGCCTTTACGGGTTGCGGTGATGAGAACTCAAACAGCGATGTTGGCGTGTTCTTAGATACTTTGGATGTGATTAAAGAAAGAGCAGGCGTTTCGAACCTTGTTCTACCTATTCACACAGGCCGCGCTCAAGAGAATGGCGTTGACCGCGCTCGCGGTGCCACTCGCCTTGACGATTGGGCCGATGTGCGTTGGCTACTGAAAAAGACTCAAGACGGCAGATTTTTCTCAGCCGATGGGCGAGATGTGCTTCAAGAGGAACAAATGCTCACCTTTGACGAAACCACCCGTTCGCTGACCTTGGGCGGTGTTGATTCAAGAATGGCAAAAAAGCGTGGCCTTGAAGATATGTGGATTGATGTGGTTGCTGCCAACCCTGGCTTATCCACCTCACAGCTCTCAGATATTCTTGGAAAGCGTTATGACGATAAGGGTTTGAAGGCTGGTCGAGATGCAGCTTTAAGGCATCACAAGGTCAAAACATCCGAAATGGGGCGAACAACTGTCTGGTATCCAGCAGATCATTTCGGTAATTGGGAGCAAGGGTCGGTGGCAAATTGAGCGTGAATTCTAGTACCATAAAAAATTACCTTATTAAGGTAACTTTTTACCTTATTAAGGCCACCCTATATAAGGGTGGCATAATAAGAATGACGGTATTGGAACTATGAGCCAGTATTTATTCCAAGCCATTGATTGCCGAAACTGCGGGAACCTCATTTGGTTTGGATACAGCTCAACAGGGGTGCCAACCAAACTTGACCCGACCCCACTCAACCTTTTGGCAGAGATTACAGCCAAGGTTGGCGGGTTGCGAACCTACCAAATCCACCGATTAGGGCGAACCTTTGAGGCAACGCCAAGGGTCGGGGCAAGGATGTGGGCAAAGAGTCCAATTGTGCTTGGCCAGCATCAATGCCGTGACTTCGGGCTATTTGCCCAAGAGATGCCCGATTACTTTGGCAATGGTGGATTCCCACCCAAATCAGCTACTTCAACCGATGGGATACCGTTCTAGTGGAAACCGAGCAACTAACCTGCAACATCTGCCTTCGACCATCTCGCAATGAGGGTGCCTGCTTCACCTGCCGATTTAACTTACAGAGTCAATTGATTGAGTTGCCTGAACTCCAAATCAAGGCTAGTGAATACCTAACACCAGGGCGATCAGGGTCAGGCTCACCATCAACAGAGCGTTCAATTGGAATCAATGTGAACGCCTTGGATTTCTCAATGGCAACTGAACTTATAGCCATCCTTCACGGTTGGGAGCAGATCATCAGGGCAGAGCGCAGACTCACACCACCGGCGCTGATGGTCAAGGAATCAACAACTGCCAAAGAGGTTGAGGCAACCTGCCAATTCCATATTGCCCACCTTGATTGGATTGTCAATCAGGATTGGGCTAAAGATTTTGCCGATGAAGTTAAAGAGCTACATTCAAAGGGAATGGCAGCGGCACAACAATTTAAGGAACAACCAAGGCGTATCCCTTGTCCAACTGATGATTGCCGAAAGTTCGTGGTGATTGATGTTGAGAACTTAGAGAAAGGCGTTACCTGTCACGGTTGTAAGAACTCTTGGAGTGTTATCAGATTGATTGCCCTTGCGATGAGCAATCCCAATCGGCGGTTCTATTTAGACATTGAGGCAATTGCCCTATGGCTTGGCATCACGCAACGGGCGGTGTATAAGATCGTTAAGGGCAATCAGATACCGCAAAAGGGTAAGTTGTTTGACTTAGCAGCAATTATCAAGATGAGAGATAAAACCAACTAAACTTGACAGTTGGTTCAAATTTATGCCTTACACTATGTGTAACAGGAATCGCTATCTAATCACTACCCTCACCGTTATCCAACAGGTGAGGTTTTTTCATTTACAGGAATGATATGGATAACGACACCGAAACTATTGAAGAGATTGATGAAGCCTTAGCTCACGCCATTGCCTCACGCAAAACAACAATTGATAGCAAGAAACATCTTGTGAATAAGTTTATTGATGATTTACTTGATAGCCGATTGGAGTTAAGCAAATGATAATGATTAGCGTTTCAATCGGTGATGTATGCACTGAAGTAAGCACTGACCAAGCAATCTCATTTGATGCTATTGAAACATTGTTATCACGCGCTTCAACATCATCTCTTAACGCTTACGCACTCTATTCCTCAATGCCTGAACCTATTGGTGACTTTGATCGGGATGACGAATAAAACAAAGAGTTGCCGCAATTGTAAAGAGAAAAAGAGCTTAGATGCTTTCCACAATGATAAGCGCACTCCTGATGGTCGTTACGATGTTTGCCGGGATTGTCGTAGTAAGCATCGCAACATTACTGATATTCCGAAAGAACGCTATGAAGCGTTACTCCAAGCGCAGAACTATTCGTGCGCTATCTGTGGTGTCAATGCTGAGGAAAGCAAGAACGGATTAGCAGTTGACCATAACCACGCAACAGATCAAGTGCGTGGGTTGTTATGCGTTAGATGTAATGTTGGCCTTGGTTACTTCAAAGACAACATCAACAGTTTGAATGAAGCCGTTAACTATTTACTAAGAACAGATGATGCTACCTAGACCTTGTGTTGATTGCGGTGTTGTTGTTAGAGCTGCTCGATGTGTTACTTGTGCCAGGGTGCGGGAGCGCAAGCGCCCATCAAGATTAGATCGTGGCTACGATGCCGAGTGGCGCAAGTTATCTAAGGCAGCGCGAGAGGCTCAGCCTTGGTGTTCTATTTGTAAAAGCACAAAAGATTTAACCGCTGATCATATTCGCCCCCTTGCCGATGGCGGCTTGTCTGTGTGGTCGAATGTTCAGGTTTTATGCAGAAGGTGCAATTCGCGCAAATCGGACAAATAGCCCCCCCGTGGCACTATCGGGTACGGGGTATATTTACGCTTGTTTTAGACGATAGACACCCCGATGCCCTCACCGCGCATCTTTCCGCGAAATTGAATTTGGGGGGTTTGTACCAAATGTCCGAATTAGAACTGTTTGAGATTTTGCGCAAAAGTTTTTTGCCTGATTTGAAAAAGAGCGCCAAGCAATTTTCGCGCTTTGATTGCGAATCCGAGTTTGCCAAACTGCACATTGAACTCAAGTGCCGGCGAACTCACTATGACGATTTACTAATTGAGAAAAAGAAGTTTGATGCGCTAGTTGAGCGAGCTGATGAAATAGGCTTTGCTCCTTGCTACATCAACGCAACACCGCAGGGAATCTATGCGTTCAACTTGCATAAGGTTCAAGTCACTTGGGAAAATCACCCGATGCCTGCGACAACAGATTTTGGCAATGCGCAGCTGGTTGAAAAAGCCGTTGGCTTTTTACCAATCGCGCAGGCGGTTCATCTACCGGGGGCGGTGGATTTATGAAAGGAACAAATGACAGCAGGCAGACCACCAAAGCCGGTAGAACAAAAGCGTAAGAACGGAAACCCAGGCAAGCGTTCATTGCCTGACCTAAAGAATGTGATTGCGTTGCCAGCAATCAAAGGCGATGCGCCGCTACACCTTAGCGATGCTGGCCAAAAGATGTGGGCAGATGTTCGATCAATGGCACCCTGGATTGCTAACACCGATGCCAAATTGCTTATTGAACTTTGTGAAAAGATGGATAAGAAGTACGAGCTAAAAGAGAAACTAGCTGCTACGGACTATGTGCTTTTTACCGACAAGGGCTACGCCTATGCCAACCCGTTGTTTGGAATGTTAAACACAGTTGAGAATGACATTGTAAAATTGCTTTCATTGCTTGGCTTAACGCCAGTTGATCGCAGTAAGTTGGGGGTTGCTGAAGTAACAACAAAGGGCAAGTTAGCTCAGTTGTTAGAGCAGCAAAAGTCTAAGTGACTAATTCTTGGCCCCCTAAATGGCTCACGCCTGTTCCGATTAAAGATCGTGAACGCGGCGATGGCCCGCTCTATGCCAACTTTACTGAAGCGGTTTGCCGAGTGACTAAAGATTCAGTTGGCTCGCCTGCGGGCAAGTTGCTTGTCTTGCGCGATTGGCAAAAGGAATTGTTAAACCACGCCCTTGCCCGCCGCGATGACGGGCGCTTTCGCCACCGCACCGCCCTGATTGGGATGGCGCGTAAGTCAGGCAAGTCAGCACTTGGCGCTTCAATCGGCTTGGCAGGTTTGACCTTGGGCGGTAACGGTTCGGAAATTTATTCTTGCGCAGCCGATAAGGAACAAGCGCGAATTGTTTTTGGCACTGCCAAGCGAATGATTGAGATGGATGAAGAGCTTTCATCTATGTTCACGCTTTACCGCGATGCGATTGAATTCAAAGATAAGGGTTCAGTTTATCGAGTGCTTTCTGCTGAAGCGTATTCCAAAGAAGGTTTGAACCCTTCCCCGCTTGTTATCTTTGATGAAGTTCACGCCCAACCTAGCTGGGAATTGTGGAATGTGCTTTCACTTGCCGGTGGTGCGCGTGAGGATTCTTTGCTTTTAGGTATTACAACTGCGGGCATTAAGTCACAAAGCAACGGCCAAGATTCTCTTTGCTACTCACTCTATCAATACGGGCAGCAAATAATTAAAGAAGAAAAGAAAGATCAATCATTTTTCTTTGCTTGGTGGGAACCTGAGAAGCCTGAAGGCGATCACCGCAACGAAGAACTTTGGCCTCAAGCAAACCCTGGCCTTGGTGACATTACCGACTTAGATGAGATGCGTTCGGCAGTTTTGCGAACACCTGAAGCTGAGTTTAGAACCAAGCGCCTTAATTGTTTTGTAAATACTTCGGTGGCTTGGTTGCCAACAGGTGCTTGGGAAGCGTTAGAGGACCAAGATCGTTACCCTGAAATTGGCGAAGATGTAATTCTTGCCTTTGATGGTGCGTTTTCAAATGACTCAACGGCACTTGTTGCTTGGTTGCTTGGTGGCGATAAGCCGCATTTGATGGTTGTTGGTTTATGGGAAAGGCCAGATGATGCCGAACAAGATTGGCACATCCCCGTTGCCGAAGTTGAAGAAACAATCATTGCCACCTTCAGAGATGAAAGATTCAGTGTCAAAGAAATTGTCTTTGACCCCGCCCGTTGGCAGCGAACTTTTATGGTATTGGATGAGGCAGGGCTTCCCGTTGTCAGCTATCCGAACTCTGCTGAACGAATGGTTCCCGCCACGCAAAAATTCTACGAAGCAGTTGTGAACCAATCGTTTACTCACGATGGTAACCCCGCACTTGCTAGACACATCGCAAACTGCGTGACAAAGCAATCATCTCGCGGAGTTATGGTTGCTAAAGCAAGTTCACGCCGCAAGGTAGATGCCGCCGTTGCTTCCATTTTTGGATATGACCGCGCAACACAACCGGCTGAACCACCTGCACCAGTGGCTAGATTCTTTTCAATTCAGGTATAGGGAGCAAAATGAAGAAGATTGATTTATCAGTTGCAGTAGAAATTGTTGGGGTAACACTGGTTACAACTGGACTTGCAATGATTTCAGTTCCACTTGCTTTAGTTGTTGCGGGTATTTTTCTAGTATGGATTACAGAGAAGGCTAACTAATGAGTTTATCAAAGCGTTTGGCGGGGTCAGGTTCAAAGCGATCTGCCAACAATCAATATGTCGAACCATTGATTCCAGGGCGCCCACAATTTCAATCTCTTGCTGGCGTGACTGTAGATTCAGAAACTGCAATTCGGATGTCCACAGTTTATTCTTGCGTTCGCCTATTGGCAGACACAGTTTCATCTTTGCCAGTTGGTGCTTATGTGCGCCGTGGCCGTAACCGCTTGCCATACTCAACAATTTATGGCGATCAACCAGCTTGGGTGTCACGCCCAAACCCTGAAACAACACGCCTTGAGTTTTATGAGCAAATTGTTACTTCATTCAAACTTGAAGGCAACGCTTACATTTTAACAATGCGCGATGAACTAGGCGATGTTCAAGAGCTTTATGTGCTTGACCCAGTTGGCGTGCGCATTGAGCGCCCAAGAGTAGGCGAGCCTTTAATTTATTATGTAAAGGTTAGAGATACACAAGGCGTATATGAAGAACGCCTAACTGATAAAGAACTTTTACACATTCCTGATTTTCGTTTGCCAGGTCAGCGTTACGGGCTTTCACCTATCGCCGCCTGCCGCACCACACTTGGCGCAGCAATGGCAGCCGATGTTTATGCCGCCTCTTATTTTGGCAACGCTGCTAACCCTGGCGGTGTCATTGAAGTTCCCGGCGAGCTAACTGAAGAACAGGCACAAGATATTGGCCGTGATTGGAACCTCACACACACTGGTCCTTACCGCGCTGGCAAGATTGGCATCCTTTCGGGCGGTGCGAGTTTCCAACCGCTACAGATTAACGCCCAGGATGCCCAGCTATTAGACACACGCCGGTTCTCAGTGGAAGAAATTGCCCGAATTTTTCGCGTTCCGCTTAGCCTTTTAGGTCACCCTGTTGCCGGTGCGATGTCATTTGCCTCAGTTGAAGCGCAGAATCTTTCATTTGTTCAGCACTCATTGCGCCCAATCTTGGAGCGAATTGAACAATCTCTTTCAACATTGTTACCTGAACCTGACGGTTTTATTCGATTCAACCTTGATGCGCTACTTCGTGGCACAACTCTTGAGCGTTATGATGCCTACACTAAGGGATTGCGCGAAGGTTTCCTTTCACTCAACGATGTTCACGCCTACGAAGATATGGCGCCAATTGAAAGCGGCGATCAATACCGCGTGCCATTACAAAACATTGATGCAACAGATGCCAAGGATGTTGGCCTCAAGCTGCGCACCGAAATTGCTGCCGCATTGATTCAAGTTGGCTTTGACCCTGCAGCAGTAACAAAGGCAGTTGGCTTACCTGATATGAAGCACACAGGAGTTCCATCAAGTCAGCTACAACAGATTTCAACAATTGACCCAGCCGACCCAACTGCAGTTTATGAGGTTAAGTAATGCCTTACTTTATTAGCGATAAACAAACTGATTGTTCAGGATGGGCAACAGTAAAGCAAGAAACAGATGGTTCTTATACAACGCTTGCGTGTCACGATACAAAGCAAGAAGCAATAGATCAAATGGTTGCGGTTTCAATCTCTGAAGATATGGAACCAGGCGGGGAAGTTAACTCAAGGAGCAAAGTGAAAGAAATTGAACGCCGTACATTTACGGTTCAAGATGTTGAAGCACGCCAGGCAGAGGATGGAACAATGCGGTTGCGTGGTTACGCAGCAGTGTTCAATGATGCCAGCGTTCCCCTGCCATTTAAGGAAACTATCGCCCCAGGCGCTTTCCGCAAAACATTAAGCGAAACACCTGATGTTCGCTTGCTTATCAATCACGAAGGTTTGCCATTAGCTCGCACAAAGAATGGCACATTAACTTTGAGCGAAGATGGGCGCGGTTTATTTATGGATGCAGTTATTGCAGACACAACAGAAGGCCGCGACCTTTACAAATTAGTTGAGCGCGGAGATGTTGACCAAATGAGTTTTGCTTTCCGCGTGATTCGCCAAAAGTGGAGCGAAGATCGCTCAACTCGCACGCTTACCGAAGTTTCATTGGCTGACGGCGATGTCAGCGTGGTTACTTATCCGGCCTACCCAACCACCTCAGTTGAAGCAAGAGAGGCAATTAAAAACGCAATGGAAGCAATTAAAGAAGGTCGCGCATTAGATGGCGAATCAACTCTTGTTATCAATTCAATTCTTGAAAAGGTATCTGATTCTTATGACAGCCTTGAAGAAGGAAAAACAATGCTTGAAGTTTTGCTTGGGCTTAACACATTAGAGCCAACTGTTGAAGTTGAAGAACCTGAAATTGAGTTAGAGCCAACAGATGTGCCAGCGCGTTCAATTTCCCTGCGCTTAGCCAAAGCAATTATCAACAACACAAAATAAGTTTCTGCTGCACAAGTAGCAGATCGAAGTCGGAGCGAATCCCACACCCTAAAAGCGCCGTGGAAAGCATCGCCACCACCTCAAAACAATTACAAAACTCATTGGAGAAATAATGTCAAAGTCATATCTTGATGTTGCTCTTGAGCGCCGTGATGCAGTGAAGTCAGAAATGGATGCAGTTCTTGAGGCAGTAGCCGCAGAATCACGCACCGATCTTACTGCAGAGGAAACCGAAAAGGTTGATGCTCTCGTTGAAGAGTCACGCGCACTAGATGCAAAGATTGAAAAGTTCACAACACAGGCAGCAGCAGATGCAAAGGTTGCAGAAATGCGCTCATCAGTTGCAGCAGTAATCACACCACGCGTTGGTGGAGCAACAGTTACACGCGAAGCTCGCACATACTCACCAGAGGCTGGCGCTTCATTCGTTAAGGATGTATTCAACGCACAGGTTCGCGGAGATTACAACGCACAAGAGCGCCTTGCTCGCCACACAAAGGAAGAATCAATTGAGCGCCGCGATGTTGACACATCAAACTTCGCTGGTTTAGTTGTTCCCCAGTATTTAGTGGACCTAGCTGCACCATTTGCTAGAGCGGGCCGTCCGGCGGCTGACTTCGCAACTGCGAAGCACACACTTCCAGTAGCCGGTATGTCGCTAGAAATTAGCCGTATGACCACAGGCACATCAACAGCAGTTCAAGAAACTCAGAACACTGCAGTTTCAGAAACTGATGCCGATGATACATTGCTATCAATTCCTGTCCGGACTATCGCCGGACAACAGGACCTATCACGCCAGGCGATCGAGCGCGGAACAGGCATTGACACATTCGTTGTTGCTGACCTAATCCGTTCTTGGCACACAACAGTTGATGCTCAGGTTCTAAACGGAACAGGCTCAAACGGCCAGTTCAAGGGAATCCGCAATTCAGGTGGAAACGCAATCACATTCACAGCAACAACACCAACAGTTGCTTTGCTATATCCAAAACTAGCTGATGCAATTCAGCAAATTCAGTCAAATGTGTTTGAAACACCTACACACTGGATTATGCACCCACGCCGTCTAGCATTCTTGTTAGCAGCAGTTGATACTTCAGGCCGCCCATTAGTAGTTCCAACTGCTAACGGTCCAATGAACGCATCAGGTGTAGGCGCAGGCGTTGCAGCATACGCAAACACTGGCTATCAAATGCTTGGTTTGCCAATCATCTCTGATGCAAATGTTGGAACCGCTTACGGTGCCGCAACAAATCAGGATGAAATCTACTGCGTAGCAGCACCTGAAATGCACCTTTGGGAGCAACCAGGTTCACCATTCGCATTGTCATTTGATGCAACTGGTGCCTCGACTCTCACAATCAAGTCCGTTGTTTACGGATTTGGTGCTTTCTCTGCTGAGCGTTATCCAAAGGCCGCTTCAATCATTAGCGGTACTGGTTTAGTAGCTCCAACTTTCTAATCCAAAGTTAACAAATTGTAAGAGGCGGGTTTTTCTCCCCCGGCTAACCCGCCTCTTACTTCTTAAACGATTCGGGGGAATCTATGAAATCAGCACATAAAGTTTCAATTGGCAGTTGCGACCCAGGAACAGTTAACGGCGGGTTTGCATTTAGTTTAATTCAAGTTGCTCAATCAAGATCAGCACGCCTTGGCCCATTCATTAGAATTAAGGGTTCAGGTTTACTTTCAAAGCAACGCAATCGTTTAGTTAAGCAATTTTTAGAAACTAAATCCGATTGGTTACTAATGATGGATTCAGATGAGCAACTATCCGTTGAAGCATTTGATAAGTTAATTGAAACCGCACACGATAAAGAACGCCCAGTTGTAGCAGGGTTGGTATTTGCTAGTTTTGAAACAGGTTATCCATACCCGCAACCAGTGCCAACAATTTTTCAAGATGCTCCTGAAGGCTTTTTGCCACTTAACAAGTACGATAAAGATTCAATTTTCCAAGTAGATGCCGCAGGCACTGGATGTTTACTAATCCACCGCAGCGTGTTGGAAGCAATCAGAGCAGATGCCGACCCACACCAAGGGCAGGATTGGTGTTGGTTTTGGGATGGACCTATCAACGGTGAATGGATTGGCGAGGATTTACAATTTTGCCGCCGTGTTCGTTCACTTGGTTTTCCAATCTATGTGAATACAGGCGCGATACTGCCTCACTCAAAGAGCTATTGGTTAGATGATAGGCAGCACGATATATGGAACGCATAAAAAGAATTTTAAGAATTAAGGTAAAATTAAAGGAAACCGCTACCGCCGTTCCGCAATTGGAACGCGCAATGCTTCCCAAAGTAGAAACGAGAACCACGCGTGGCGATCACTAACGGGTATGTAACCCTGAATGAAGTTAAGGATGCACTCAATCTTGAAGATTCGATTGATAACGCAGCTCTTGAAATGGCAATTGCTACCGCTTCACGCCAGATAGATGATTATTGTGGCCGTTTCTTTTACAAGGATGGCACTGAGTTATTGCCAGCAACCCGCTATTACACGCCAACCGATTACTACATTCAACCTGTTGATGATTTTGTAAGCATTAGCGAGATCGCAACCGATGACAACTTTGACCGCTTGTACCTTACAGTGTGGACCGCAGACGATGCGATGTTTGAACCCGTCAATAATCCTTCCCGTGGGTGGCCAATGAGCCGCCTGTTAGCAGTTGGCTCTTATGTTTTCCCATTTAACCTGCCTCAATCCATACGGGTTAAGGGCGTTTTTGGATGGTCAGCGGTGCCATACGAAGTAAAGACCGCAGCAAAGATTCAAGCCTCTCGCCTGTTCCTGCGTAACCAGTCACCATTTGGAATTGCTGGTAATACAGATTTAGGAACAGTGCGTTTGGCTGCCAAGTTAGATGCTGATGTTGAGGCACTCCTGCGCCCCCTACGCAAGAACAACGGCTTGGCGGTATAATGCTACCAAGTGAGGTTAGAAACGGCTTAAAAGCCAACCTAGAGGCAATTAAAGGGATGCGTACTTACGAGCTAATTCCTACGGTGCCAGTTGCCCCAGCAGCCATCGTTGGCCAGTTGGACTTTACATTTGACTTAAACAATGCCCGTGGACTTGACCAGGCAAACCTAGATGTTGTTGTTTTGGTTCAACGCTTCACAGAGCGTTCAGGTCAAAATGAACTTGATAAGTACCTTGCGGGCAGCGGGGATTTTTCAATCAAGGCAGCAATTGAAGCTGATCTAACTCTTGGTGGAGCTTGTAACACTTTGCGTGTCACATCAGCCGAAGCGGGAAGTTATACCGCTGGAGATATGGAATTTCTTTCGTACCGTTACCGAATTACCGTTTGGGGATAAGGAGAAAAATGAGCTACACAATCACTTCAGATAATTTTGAAGGCAAAACAAAGGGTGATTCAATCACCGAAAAAGAATTGCTTGAATCAGGCTTGAACATTGAAGCACTAATTACAGGCGAGCATCTCAAAAAAACCGCAACAACTAAACCCGCAACAGTAGAGGAAACAAAATAAATGGCCCGTATAGTCTTAACAGATGCTTCAGTTGTAATCAACGGCATCAATCTTTCTGAATTTATTACGAGCGTTGCCCTTAGCACCAGCGAAGATGTGGTTGACACTACCGGGATGGGTTCTGCTGGAGCGCGTACACGCCAATCAGGACTTGCTGATAATTCAGTTACCTTTGAGTTCAATCAAGATTTTGCAACATCTGCGCCTGAAGTAACAATTAACGCAGTTGGTTCATCACTTGTTGGAACAAATGTAACTTGTGTTGTAAAGCCAACATCAGCAGCAGTTGGTGCGAGCAATCCTAGCTACACATTCTCAGCCGTTGTAGCCGAATGGCAAGCCCTTTCCGGCGCCGTTGGTGAGTTGGCCACAATTAGTGCAACTTGGCCCATCTCAGGCGTAATCACGAAGGCGGTTTAATATATGCCACGCTTAGTTTTAACAAATGCCTATGTGGTGTTCGCAAGCAATGACATCTCTCAATATGTGACCTCAATAAGTTTAAGCACGAGCTATGATGTTATTGACACTACTGGAATTTCAACTACAGGCGCAGCTCGCACCCGCGTTGCTGGCCTTGCTGATAACTCAATCACAATTGAGTTTAATCAAGATTACGCAGACAATGCCCTTGAAGAACTAATCAATGGCACAACAACAACAAATGGAACTGTTGGTTTAGTTGCGGCAATGGAAATTCGCCCAGTTAACACAACAGTAAGCGCAAGCAATCCGAAATATACCTTTAACGCGCTTGTGGCAGAATGGCAAGCGGTATCAGGTGCCGTGGGCGAACTTGCAACAATTAGTGCAACTTGGCCTATCTCAGGTCAAATTACAAAATCAATCACACCGTAATCAACTAAGGGGGAAAAGATGGATGGATTAGCAGTTAAGGTAAAAACAATTGATGGTGTTGAAAAGTCATATAAGTTAACACCGCGCATAATTGTTGCGTTTGAACAAAACTTTGGTGCAGGAATGCCTAAGTTGCTTGGGGAGCAACAAAAAGTCGAACACATCTATTGGCTGGCTTGGAAATGCCAACAGATTGATGCTCAAAATAACGGTGGAACACCCGTAAAACTTTTTGGCCCAGAGTATTTAGATTCAATCGTAAACGCCGAATTGGATGCTGATAGTTCTTTCGAATCCACCGCAACAGCCTGACATATACGGTTGCTGCGGTGGCCTGCGAAACGGGTATTTCACCCAATGAATTACTTGATGCCCCTGAAGGTATTTTTGAAGCAATGACGATTTACTTAAAGGAACGAGCTAAATCTAATGGCTGATGAAGTAATTGTTCTTTACGGCGTTAAAGAAACGCTTACTGCATTGAAAGAATTTGATAAAGATGCAGTCAGGCGGTTTAACAAAGTTATCAATAATGAACTTGCAGGCGCTGAAAAAGATGCCAAAGGTTTGATTGATGAGGACCCGCCGATGAGTGGTTGGCGCAAAGTAGATGCTACCAAAGGTCGCACTCGCGGTGGTGCTGGTTGGCCAGGTTGGAATGCCGGCGAAGTCAAAAGCAAGATCACAAAAACAAAAGCCGAAGGCAAAGTCCGTAAAGATTACACCACAAGTGCGGGCGCTTTGCTAAATAAATCTGCAGCGGGTTCAATCTTTGAAGTTGCTGGCCGTAAAACTAAAAGTACCACTGGTCGCGGCAGTAGCGCTCAGTTTCTGCGTACTTTGGGGAACAGATTTGGCGCTGCATCGCGTGTAGTATGGCGTGTTGTTGATAAAGATAAAGCAAAAATTGAAAAAAATGTTGAACAGGCTCTTAACGATGCCAAGGCTCAACTTCAAAGATACTTAAACAAAGAGCGAGGATAACAAATGGCAGTTGGCGCAATTGTAGCTCGCATCCTCACACAGTATTCGGACAAAGGTTCAAAGGCTGCTCAAAAAGACATTGCCAAACTTGGCAAAAACATTGATTTTTTTGCTAAAAAATCCGCAAGAGCCTTTGGATTGGCAGCCTTGGCATCAGCGGCAGCACTTGCCAAGATCAGCAAAGACTCAATTATGGCTGCCTCTGACCTATCTCAACAGTTTGGCGCACTTGATGCCGTTTTTGGTTCAAATTCTGAGCAGTTAAAAACATTTTCAAAGTCAATGGTTGATTACGGTTTATCAACCGCTGATGCTGCTCGATATGCCGCTTTGCTTGGCACTCAACTTAAAGGTTTAGGGCTTGAAGAGCAAGATGCTATTGCACGCACACAAAAACTACAGATTCTTGCCGCAGATTTAGCAGCAACTTACGGTGGAACAACTGCCGATGCAGTTGCGGCTCTTAGCTCTACATTCAAGGGTGAATACAACCCAATTGAGCGTTACGGTGTTGCCATTCGTAAATCTGACATCACCGCCCGCGTTGCCGCAAAGGGATTGGGCAAACTAACGGGTGACGCACTCAAAGCTGCTGAAGCGCAAGAGGCGTATGCACTTATTTTGGCAAAAACCACGGCAGCCCAGGGGCAATCCCGCCGTGAATATGACACATTCGCCGCGCAACTTCAGCGAGTAAACGCAACATATGAAAATATGAAGGCAACTTTAGGCTCAGCACTGTTGCCGGTTATGGAAAAGTTTGCCGCAGTTCTAATTACAAAGGTTTTGCCACAGATTGAGCAATTTGTTAATGCTAACAAAAATCAATTAGCAGCATCTTTTGCCGTTGCCGCAGAGTTTGCCGTTAAGTTTTTGAATGTGGCAATTGCTTTTGGTAATTGGGTTGCGAACAACACAGGTACAGTAAAAACATTGGCAGTAATTATTGCGGGAATGTTTGTTGCGGGGCGTATATCAGCATTTATTATTATGCTTGGCTCACTTACAACCGCAATGGCGCTTTTGCGAACTACGGCTGCTGGTGCCGCAGTTGCCACAGCCTTTGCAACTGGCGGAGTAAGCGTTGGAACTGCTTTGACTGCTCTTGGTGGCCTAGTCGCACTTGGACTTACTACCAAGAATCTCTTTGATATGGCTAATGGTAAAGCTCCTGCAAAAGGCAGCACCACAGGCGGCGGTGGGTTTACAGATTCTCAAAACGCTGCCCGCCTTTCTGGTATTGGTAAAATTACCCCAACTAAAGACCCTGTTGTTACCGCATTATTTAAGAATACATTTGCTCTCAATAAAAACACCAAGTCAATAATGGATATTGCCACAGCAAACGCAATGAAAGAATTAGCAACACGCCAAAAAGCACTTTCAGGTGGCTCTTCAATCGCCATCGGTGGCGGCAGTAAGATTTACAGCACTCGCAATGATCAGGGTAAGATTGATGTTAATGTTTACGCAGGCAATGTTGTTGGTTCAGCTGATGCTCTTATTGAGGTTGTTCAAAACGGCCTTGAAGCCACAGGCCGCCGTAACGGTGTTCCTAGAGGTGCGCTCGCACCAGGATTCTTGATTGCCTAATGCCAGCATTTGACGGAGTAACTTCGCCTAGCATCGCAGTTCAGTTTCTTAAAAGCGGAACTTGGACTTCAGTTACAATTAGCGATGTTGTTCAAATTGATTTTCGCCGTGGTCGTGAACGCGCAGATTTGCGCGATGAGGCAGGGTTTGCCAGCATTGTATTTAACAACACCAGTGGCATTTATGACCCTGACAACACAAGCGTTTCAAGCCCTTGGGTTGTTGGCGGCACAAGCATCCTGCGCGATGGTTTACAAATGCGAATTGTTGCGACTTGGAATTCAACAGCTTACCCATTATTTTACGGATTCCTTGAAAACAATTTTACAAATCAAGGTTTCTTACCAAATGTCACAATGACTTTCTACGATGGCATTGGCTATATTGCCGATGGCTTCGCACCGGCTTTAGCCGTTGCCGCCAACTCAGAAACAGCAGCAGTTCGAGCAGGCAGAATGTTAGACATTGCTGGTTGGACAACTGCCAATGGATTTTCACGTTCATTGACGGGTTCAGTTGTTATGTTGGCAACAGTTCAAAACCGCGGGTGTATGCAAGCAATTACAGAGTGCGTTAATGCTATCGCTGGCCGCTTTTACATTTCAAAATCAGGCGTGGCAACATTGGTGCCGTTAGCCGATAAGTTTAGCCGCCCAACACAATTGCTTTTTAGCGATTCAAACACATCTAACACTGTTACATATTCTGATTTGATAACCAACCCAGGCACAAAGTATGTTGTGAATCAAGCAATTATTATGCGTGGCGATAACAACCAAGTTACATCAACATATAACCCAAGTGTTGCCGCTTATGGTGTGGTGAAAAAGGAAATCTTTGCGCCAGTAAATACCGACACAAGCGCAACAAATCTAGCTTTATATGAATCACGCAAACTTGCCACACCTGATACTTATGTTGAGCGCATTGAATTTAACGGCCTTGTTGTGGCTAAAAATGGCTTGCTCTATCCTGATTTTCTTTCAACAGAGTTAGCCGATCAGGTAAGCGTTCAACGCACAACCTATGATGGCCGACCTTTACAATTTAATCTTGTGGTTGAAGGTATGAAGCACACCATTACCCAAAACAATTGGATTGTTTCATTTAATACATCCGACATTAACCCTTACAGCATTACAATCTAGGGGGAAAAATGCCACTATGCCCGCAAATTACTAACACACCAATTACAGTTACACAAACTGCAGATTTTACAGTTTCAAGCGTTTTGCCAGTAGTTTCTGCGACAACAACACAAGTTAGAGCTGCGCAATCAAGTGCAACATCTGCGCAGGCAACTGCGGCTATCGCACAAGCTGAGGCAGCAACTGCTATCTCAACTGCTAACACCGCTATTGCTAACGCGGCAACCGCAAATGCCACGGCGATTGCTGCCAACACCGCAGCGGGAGTCGCGCAAACAACCGCCGATGGTAAAAACAAAGTTACCTATTCAACATCAGTGCCAGGAACAACGGCAAACGCAATTGGCGATATTTGGTATCAATATGGAACAACAAGTCCAAATGTGGGGCGAATTATTGCGCAATATATGGGCGCTGGTGGCACCTCTTGGACACAAACCACAGTTTCGGGCTTAGTAATTGCCAACATTGATGCTGGCAACATCACCACTGGAACCCTGACGGCAGCGGTTGGAATTTCAAACCCATCAGGCAATTTCTCAGTCAATGGCGCAACAGGAGCTTTGTTTGCCAGCAGCGCAGTAATTACAGGGGAGATAACTGCGACATCAGGAACTTTTACTGGAACAGTTTTTGCTTCTGCTGGAACTTTTACTGGCACCATTACATCTAGCAGCGCAACAATTACAGGTGGCTCATTCACCGTAGGTTCTGCGTTTCAAATTGCTAGTTCAGGTTTTCTTTTTGCTTCAGGTGCGCAAATTGGCCCTTGGTATTTCGGCGGCGGGTTTATCGCAAGCAATTCTGACGGAACTGGAAATCAGTGGAATTCTGTCAGCGGCGCGCTGATTACTAACAACATTTCAATTCGAGCTGCATCTGGCACAACAGGTCTTTCATTTCTTAACGGAGCCAACATTTTAACTGGCGGTGGAAATATCACCGCAAGTGGGGGAACAATCTCTGCCAGCACTGGCACAATTACTACTCAAACTCTTATTTCAACTGGCACACTTAGCATTTCAGGCACATCAACAATGGCAACCATTAACGCTGGCGATATTGCCTCAAGTGCTGGCACAATTACTGCTGGCACAAATACCTCTTCAAGCACAAGCCAAACCACGGGTGTTTTCTTGTCCTCAACGGGGGCAGTTATTGGCCGCCGAGATAACCAAATTGCACTCTTTGCTCATAGGTACAACGCCAGCGGCACTTCAGAACTAATTCGCTTAATTTACAACGGCGCAGATGCTGGCGGCATCACAACCACATCAGGTGGTGTACCCGCATTTAGAAACGCATCGGATTACAGATTAAAGCAAAACATCCAAAGTTACGATTCTGCCGCTTCCATAGTAAAGCAAATCAACTTGCGTTCTTTTGAATTCATTAAAGACCCTGAAGAACCTCAAGTTGGTTTTATTGCTCACGAATTGGCAGAGGTATTGCCAGCCTTAGTTATGGGCGAGAAAGATGCTATTGATGAAGATGGCAACCCCGCTTATCAGTCAATCTTGGCAACTAACTTGATTCCATATCTAACTGGCGCATTAAAAGAAGCAATCCTAAGAATCGAAGCACTAGAGGGGGAATAAATGGAACAAGAAGTTGACATTCAGGAAATCTTAAAAAATATGCGTGAAACTATCGGCGCACTTGCCCAGGAAAACGCAATCCTTAAAGCACAAATTTCAAATCCAACCGCTAACTAAGAACGGGAAACCGCGCAAATGACACCAGCAAACTGGGCAGGCTTGATCGTATCTGTAATCGCAATTGTAAGCGCATTTGCAGGTGCGGTAAGATGGCTTGTAAAGCATTACCTAGCAGAGCTTAAGCCCAACGGTGGCAGTTCAATGCGCGATTCAATTAACAGACTTGAAGCTCAAATGGAACTAATCCTAGAGTTGGTGAAAAAATGAAAATAGCAAAAAGAGCAACACCAGCGGCGTTGGCAGTGCTACGCCAGGCAACTGCCCTAAAGCCATCACGCAAAAAGGCATCTGATGGATTATTGCCATCTGCTGCCCATCAAAAGCAAAACCCAACTTCAGATCACAACACAGGTTTAGCCGTGGACCTTACCCACGACCCTAAACACGGCATTGATTGTGCTGACATATTTGAGCAGTTAAAAGATGATAAGCGGGTTGAGTATTTAATTTTTAACGGCAAGATTTGGTCAAAGGCAAGAGCTAAAGAAGGCAACCGCAAATACACAGGCTCAAACCAACACACCAAGCATCTTCACATTTCAATTAAAGAGGAACTTTCAAAAGACACATCACCTTGGTTTTGGTGGATGAATCAGCCTAAAATAATTGCACAACTTGGTGCTAAAATTGTACCAATTCCTGCTAAAAAAGTTGACAAAGCCGAAGTCTGCACCTGTTGTAAACTACACGACAAAAAAATAAGGGAGCAATTAAATGGAACAATTTAAACAAATCTCATTAACTTGGTTTCGCGCTGCCGCTGCATCTGCAGTAGCTCTTTACCTTGCCGGAGAAACAGATTTTAAGACTCTTGGATATGCCGCCCTTGCTGGCGCTGCTGGTCCAATCCTCAAATGGCTAGATAATTCAGCCGCAGATTTCGGCAGAGGCTCAAAGTAACCCACCCCTAGTTTTTGGAGTAATCAAATGGCAGCAGGTATTTTAGATTTTAGCATTGAGCAAGGGGCAACTTTTAACCTTCTTTTGACTTGGAAAATTAACAATGTTGCAGTCAATCTAACTAATTACACTGCCCGCCTACAAGCACGCGTTGATGTTGAAGATACTGAAACAATTTTAACGCTAACAACCGCAAACGGTGGCATTACTCTTGGCGGCGCTGCTGGCACAATCAGCTTAGATCAAACAGCCACACAAACAACACTTTTGCCTGCTGGCACTTATGTTTATGACCTTGAACTTATCGCTGCCAACGCAACCGTAACCCGCTTAGTTCAAGGTGAACTTGCTATTAGCGCAGAGGTGACTCGATGAGTTCAATCATTTATGTATCATCAAGCACAACTGATGTAATTGCTGAAATTGCCTCACCTGCCGAAGTTATTATTTCAAACCTTCAAGGCCCACAAGGCCCGCCAGGGGCAACAGGCCCAACAGGTTCACAAGGAATCCAAGGTGCCACAGGCGCTACAGGTGCCACCGGCGCAACTGGTGCTACAGGCGCTCAAGGTATTCAAGGTGAAACTGGACCTACAGGTTCACAAGGAATCCAAGGTGTTACGGGGCCAACAGGCGCTCAAGGAATTCAAGGTGTAACAGGTCCAACGGGCGCACAAGGTATTCAAGGTGAAACTGGACCTACGGGTTCACAAGGAATTCAAGGCGTAACTGGACCTACAGGCGCTCAAGGTATCCAAGGTGAAACTGGACCTACGGGTGCAGTTGGCGCAACAGGCGCTCAAGGTATTCAAGGTGTTCAAGGTATTCAAGGCGAAGTTGGCCCAACGGGTCCACAAGGTATTGTTGGCCCAACAGGTGCTACGGGAGCCACAGGTGCTGCCTCAACAATTACAGGCCCAACTGGTGCGACAGGTGCTACGGGCGCACAAGGAATTGAAGGCCCAACAGGTCCAACGGGAGCCGCCGCATCTGAAGGTGCCACTGGCCCAACAGGTCCAACTGGTGCTACTGGTGCTGCCTCAACAGTTACAGGTCCAACGGGCCCAACAGGTGCGACAGGACCCGCAGGTGCCAATGGTGGCTCGGCCACGATTTTTAACTATTCAGCAGACACGTCATCAACCACGGGCAGACCAGGTGCGGGTGATATTCGTTGGGGTAATGCCACACAGATTAACTCAACACGCATCAACATTGATCACATTGACGATTTGGGCGAGGATATTGACTTCTTGCTTGCGTTACTTAAAACAGATGATTTTATTATTATTCAAGATCGAGATGTCAACAACAACTTTCAAAAGTTCAAAATTACCGCAGCCCCAACACTGCTAACTGGTTATGTTGAACTTTCAGTTGTGCTTGATTCATCAGGCGGCACTGGCACAACTAACTTTACAAATTTTCAACTTCTTTCACTTATTACCATCGCAGTTGGTTTAACAGGAGCTACGGGTCCACAAGGCGCAACAGGTGCCACAGGTGCCACAGGTCCAACAGGCGATGCCGGGGCAACAGGTCCAACGGGTGCGCAAGGCGCACAAGGTCCGACAGGTGCCACTGGCCCTGCGGGAATTGATGGCGCAACTGGACCAACAGGCGCAGCAGGCGCCGTAGGTGCCACAGGACCTACAGGCGCTCAAGGTATCGCAGGTCCAACTGGTGCTACTGGTGCGCAAGGTATTCAAGGAATTCAAGGTGTTCAAGGTGTTCAAGGTGACACTGGCGCCGTTGGAGCTACTGGCCCGCAAGGTATTCAAGGTGCGACTGGACCAACGGGTGCGCAAGGTATTCAAGGTGAAGTTGGCGCTACAGGTCCAACTGGTGCGCAGGGAATTCAAGGCGTAACTGGACCAACAGGTGCGCAAGGAATTCAAGGTGAGGTTGGTCCAACAGGTCCAACTGGTGCGCAAGGAATTCAAGGTGTTACTGGACCGACAGGTGCTAATGGAGCAGATGGCGCAACAGGACCAACAGGTGCGCAAGGTATTCAAGGAATTCAGGGTGTAACTGGACCAACAGGTGCTAACGGAATTGATGGCGCAACAGGTCCGACAGGACCGACAGGTGCCAATGGAACAAATGGAGCTACAGGTCCAACTGGTCCAACGGGCGCCAATGGAACAAATGGTGCCACTGGACCGACAGGTGCTACCGGTGCCGCAGGTTCAACGGCTGCTATTACTTATGTTTACACTGCCACCGCTGGACAAACAACATTTTCAGGTGCCGATCTAAACTCACTTACTCTTGCCTATACAGTCGGAGCTGAACAGGTTTACCTAAACGGTGTGCTGCTTGTTCGAGCTACTGATTACACCGCAAGCACTGGAACTTCAATTGTTCTAGCAAGTGGCGCAGTCGTTGGCGATTCATTGGCGGTAGTTGCTTATGGTACTTTTACAGTAGTTGACACCTACACAATTGCGCAATCTGATGCTGCATTTATCCCTGATGCGATAGTTGATGCTAAAGGTGACTTGATTGTTGCCACTGCCGCTGACACAGTAGCAAGATTGGCGGTTGGCGCCAATGGTCAATCATTGGTCGCTGATTCAACTACCGCAACTGGTATTCGTTACAACGCTGCCGCTAATGACAATTTAATTGCTGGCGGTTCGTTTGATATTTGGCAACGCGGTACTGCCGCATTTACCGCCAATAACGTTTACACCAGCGACAGATTTTTTGTTTTCAGTTCAGCTTCTTATTCATTAACTCAGGAAACCTCAGTCATACCTGAAGGCGCAACAAACGCTGTAAAAATAACTTCAACTGCTGGTTCAAGTTTTGCAAATATGCAATTCGCTTTAGAACAATCAGAGGTTGAAAAGTTAGCAGGACAGACTGTAACCTTTAGTGTTTATTTACAAGCTAACGCAACTTACAACGGAAGCACTAACGTTACAATTAGAAGCAACACGACAGGCAACACTCAAACAGGTGGCACTTGGACAACAGTTTCGGGGGCAACTGTAATTCACACACCATCAACAAGTGCTTATACTCGCGTGAGCGTTACTGGCACTATTCCAACAACCGCAAAAGGTTTAGCATTTTATATTGGACAGCAATCAGTTTTGGCAAGCGGTTCGATTCTTTACATCGCTTTAGCTAAGGTTGAATTAGGGTCAGTAGCGACTCCATTTGTGCGCGCTGGCGGCACCATCCAAGGCGAACTTGCTGCTTGTCAGCGGTATTATCAACGAGTTACAGCTGACAGCGCTTACGATATTTTAAGTTCTTTGGGGTCGGCTGTATCAACAACAGTTTGCGTCGCACCTTTTCCACTTAATGCGACAATGAGAACAACGCCAAGCGCGGTTGATTATTCTGCGTCATTAGTTATTTCAGCTGATAACGCTAATAATAATATATCTGTAACACTAATCACGTTGGTAACTTCAACGCCTCAAACAGTTAATTTAAGTTGTGCCATTACAGGCGCGACACAATTCAGACCTTATTACCTATACGCCCAAAACTCAGGTGGCTATGTCGGCGTAAGTGCGGAGATATAAAAATGGATAAAGTAACTTTTATTAAAGATGATAAAGAAAACGAATTTGCCATAATTGACCGAGGCAACGGCGAATTTACGTCAATGACTAAAGCGACCTATGACGAACAGCAAGCCGCCCAAGCAATGCCACAACTGATGCCAGAGGTGACCAAATGACAAGAGCTAGAGATGTTGCTGACACACAAGAGAACAACGGCGGCGGCGTACCGCCATTTGTTGCGGGTAAGAACGCAATAATTAACGGTGACTTTGGCATTTGGCAGCGGGGTACTTCATCACTCACTGGTGCTACAAGCACAACTACTGGTTTCACATCAGATCGCTGGCAATTGTATCGAGGTTCATTTGCAACGAATATCACAGCAAGTCGAGTTGCCACCAGCGACACAACAAATCTTGCAAACATCCGCTATGCAGCACGAGTTCAACGCACCGCAGGAGATACCTCTACTCAATTTGTCAGATTTCTTCAAACTTTAGAAACTGGAACTTCAGTGCCTTTTGCAGGCAAAACAATAACCTTTTCTGTTTATGTACGAGTAGGCGCAAACTTTTCAGCCACATCCAACGCTTTTGGCTTGAATGTCAATTATGGAACTGGAACAGATCAAAATTTTATTTCAGGATTTACTGGTGACACTTCTCTTGGTACTATTAAAACTGCTTCTACTACTTGGCAGCGAATTAGCGCTACAGTTTCAATTCCCGCAACTGCAACACAACTTGCAGTTTATGCTGGTTACAGCCCAACAGGCACCGCTGGCGCTGCTGATTACTTTGAAATTACTGGCGTACAACTTGAAGCAGGCAATGTAGCCACCCCATTCACAACTGCCACTGGCACCGTTCAGGGTGAACTTGCGGCTTGCCAGCGGTATTACTATCGAAGCACACCAGGAATCACAAATGGATTGTTTGCGACAGGTTCAGCATTAACAACAACCGATGCTCGATATGCTTGGAAACTTCCAGTTACAATGAGAATTATTCCTACTGCTGTTGATTATGCTGCCGCTGCTAAATTTAGAGTTACTGATGGCGTAAACGCTCCAGCATCTATCACCTCAATATCCCTTATTACTTCTGTTGCTTCACAAGATATTGTTCAAATATACACAGGTGGTAGTAGTGGATTAACAGCATTTAGACCTTACTATCTTGAAGCAACAGCAACTGACGCGTTCATTGGAGTAACAGCAGAATTATGACAATTAAAACAATTCAAATTGAAACTCCAGATGGAATACAAACCCACGCCATCATTGACCGAGGCAACAACGAGTTTACCTCAATGCTCAAGTCTACCTATGACGCACAGCAAGCGCAAGCGGTAACGCCAACACTTTAAGTACCACCAAGGGGGAAGTAAGTGAAAATAGCAATCTACACAATTGCGCTAAACGAAGAACAGTTCGTTCAGCGTTGGTATGACTCTGCCAAAGATGCGGACTTCTTGCTCATTGCCGACACTGGTTCGACAGATAAAACCGTTGAACTGGCAACCGCCCTTGGCATCAGCGTTATCAACATTGGCATTAGCCCGTGGCGCTTTGACGATGCCCGCAACGCATCCCTTGCCGCAATCCCACTTGACATTGACTACTGCATTGCTCTCGATATGGATGAGCAACTTCAACCAGGCTGGCGCAAGGAATTAGAGTCTTTGGAAGCCCAAGTTACTCGCCCAAGGTATAAATACACTTGGAGTTGGAACCCTGATGGCTCACCTGGCTTAGTTTATGGCGGGGATAAGATTCACGCCCGCAAGAATTACCGGTGGAAGCACCCTGTTCACGAAGTTTTGACTTGTAAAGCAAACGAAGTTCAAGCCTGGACAAAGCTAGAAATCCATCATCACCCTGATGATACAAAATCAAGGGGTCAGTATTTTGAACTGCTCGCCCAATCGGTGCTTGAAGATTCAACAGATGATAGAAATTGCTTTTACAACGCAAGAGAACTGTTCTTTCACAATAAATACACAGAGGCAATACAAGAGTTCAAACGCCATTTAGAGTTGCCAAAGGCAGTTTGGAAACCTGAACGGGCTGCCTCAATGCGCTATTTAGCCAAAATGGATGAATCCGAACGCGAATCTTGGCTACTTAAAGCCATCGCAGAATCGCCAGGCAGTCGAGAACCAAGGGTTGATCTCGCCCAACATTACTATTCAAAGGGCTTATGGCTAGATTCTTACGCCCACGCCCACGCCGCATTGAGAATAACGCAGCAACCACTAGAGTATCTTGTAGAGTCAGATGCTTGGGGATACCTGCCACACGATCTAATTGCGATTGCGTGCCACAACCTAGACAAACCAAAAGAGGCACTTGAACACGGTGAAAGGGCAGTAGCTTTAGCGCCGTGGATTGATAGGCTTAAAGAGAATGTTAAGTTTTACAAATTAAGCGCAAGCCAAGAACCGACAGAATAGGAAAACAAATGCTCCGGGGGGATATTCTTCAAGAGGCTTCACGCCTCACACACGGTGATCGAAATAAAAACTATGGTGACCCACTAACAAATCATCAACGCATTGCGGCGCTTTGGTCGGTGTATCTTGAAGCGCCAGTTACTCCCGCCCAAGCCGCGATTATGTTGGCGTTGGTCAAGGTTGCCAGGTTAATTGAGTCACCTGATCATTTAGATTCCTTCATTGATGGCGCCGCCTACTTCGCCATTGCCGGGGAGATTGCCCATCGTGAATAAGATTCTTTTTCTAGTTGCCTCACAAGGGCAACCTCAACAGGCGGCGGTATTGCAGGAGATGTTTAACCTGTTGCCTGATGATTATGACTTGTTGTTTATCCTAGATGCCAACAATTCAATGCGTAACGCTTATGATGATGCCGATGTCAGCTACATATTGGACAAGAACCGAACAGGTAATTTGTCCGACTCATTGCCAAGATATGTCAAACTATTTGCTGACACCTACGAACAGATTTTTGCTATAACAGAGATTTAGTGCGTTCACCGCACCCCCAAGAAAGAACCCCCAACAGCCGTTCCTGTTGGGGGTTCTTTCGCCTTTTAACTAGGCGTAATCTTTCAAGTAAGCAACAATCACTTCGCTGATGTTCTTGCCTTCGCTTTCAGCTTTTTCTTTGGCAGCACGCCAAAGTTCTTCATTGATTCGAATTGAGCGTTGCGGGGTAACCATTACAGACCACCCACACACTTGACGGCATCGCCCCAACAGTAACCTTCCGATGTCCACCAAAGGTTCTTTGCGATCTCAATTACTAACCAAACGCCTACGATGATCAAGGCAGTTCTAACTAAACGCCATTTGCGGGTCATTCTCATTTTACTGCTCCCAATTCTTTTAGAGTGTTGCGCATTTCAGATAACTTGATGATTGATTGGCAAAGTGCCAAATCTATTGTTTCAAAGGTGGCATTTTGTAAATCAAATCCTTCTTCAAGGGTTTGGCTTACTTCGGCAACGCCTGTTGTTAGGTCAAGGTAAAGCGATTTCATAGCAGACATTAGGCACCTATTTCTTGTTGAAATTGCTCATATTCGGCTTGAGGAACAACGCCCTTGTATTCGTTGCAGTTCAGGCAGATGCGATCAGCAACCTTGTTATCGCAAAAAATGCAGTAGTAAATTGTCATTATGCAACCGCCAATTCTTTGCAAGTTTCGCATCGTAGATTTTCGCCACCGAGAAGGTGAGTGTAGTAAGAATCCCAAGTGCCAAGTTCTGTCCAATAACTGATGCGCTTTGGGTTAGCAACAATTGCTGATTTCAAATAATGTCCTGCGTGATCTTTGCAGGTAACTTCGCCTGTTGTATCTTGAATCCAAAGTTGCGTAGTCATTATGCAACCGCCTTTTCGTTAGCAATTAAAGTTTTTGTTAATTGATCTTGGTAGTAACGATTTGCGCAATCAAGGCAAACAGTTACTTCAACAGAACCGCGAATTTGGTGAGCTAGAACATCAACTCTTGCTGCGCAGATTTGGCACTTTAACATTTAAATCCTTCTTCCTTTGGGGCCGTTCCCCATAAGAGAAAATTAGCATCTGTCGCGACAGGGTGTCAAGACACGCCCAAGCATTTTGGCAATTATTTTTGCCCTATTTCCAACCTGCTCCCGCCTGTTACCCACCCCACAAATACCCCTTAAACGGGTAGAATTGCCCCTATGACCACGATCGCGGCTTATCAGGGCAAAGGCTTTGCCATCCTTGGAGCTGACAGCCAAATCACCGATGGTGACAAACGCATCATTTCGCCTTCAACGCCCAAAATCGTAAAGGTTGGCAAGTACCTCTTAGGCGTATGTGGCGATGTGCGACCTGGCGATGTGCTTGCCTATAATTGGAAGCCGCCCCTATACGATGGCACAGACCCCGTGATGTTTATGGGTAAAAAGGTAATTCCGAGCATCATCAAGGCGTTCAAAGACAATGGCTACGATTACCAAAAAGAAGGCGCGAGCTTTGCCTACTTGCTTGCCTTTAATGGCAACATCTTTGAAATCGGCAATGATCTAGGAATCTCCCAATCGCAAGACTTCACCTACGGCATTGGGTCGGGCAGCCCCTACGCTATCAGCTACTTAACCTCAATGGCTGATGTTTACAGCGAAGCGGTAGGCGAAAGAATGAACATTGACACCGCCACCAACGCCATCAAAACTGCCCTAGTGCTTTCAGCTAAGTTTGATGTGAACACTTCGGCACCATTTCAGGTTGAGATTCAATTTAGCCGTTAGCGTGTCGCGATCAGGTTTATGGTGTAGCGTGTGTCACCCTTGACCTTGAACGGAAAGGAAAACGCCAAATGTTTTGGTTAGCTCTAGTTGTAATGATTATTTGCGTGATTTCAATTGTTGGCATTTTTGCCCGCAATGAAGGTGAGATTTAATGTCAAAAGCCAAAGCAAAGGGAACCTCAGCGGAAACAGCCGTTGTCAAATTCTTAATTGATAACGGTTTCCCCTACGCCGAAAGAAGGGCGCTTAATGGCGCACTTGATCTTGGCGATATAACAGGCACCCCTGCCTTGGCTTGGGAAGTTAAGAATCACAAAACATATAAGATTCCTGCTTGGTTAAAAGAAACCGAACAGGAAACCAAGAACGCTAAAGCAGACTTTGGCGTTTTAGTTGTAAAACCTAACGGCGTTGGTGTCACCAACACCGCGAATTGGTGGGCGATTATGTCGCTAGAACAAATTACCAATTTACTTCGAGAAGCAGGCTACGGAACTAGGAGATGAACTTTGACATTTTCAGCGATTCACCCAAGTTTACCGAAGCCCAATGTGCAAAAGTTGAGGATAAAGATTATTTTTTTCCAGATACGAAGCACGATGAGGCAGAACGCCTGCCCCGACTCAAGCAAATCTGCGGGAGTTGTATTCATAGAGAGGAATGTTTGGAGTACGCACTTGACAAGCGAATTGTTTACGGATTTTGGGGCGGGTACACAGCCGATCAACGGCAAAGTATTAACCGCAAAAGCCGGCGAACTGTAATATCTAAAAAAGCAATTATGATTCATCAGATGTTATGGGAAAACAAAAGCGCCAACGAAATTGCCATCACAGTTGAATGTTCGAGCCAATATGTTTACAAGGTTTCAGCACAACTTGCGAAGGCAGCTAGAGAAGGAGCAATCCAATCAAACCAAACACAAAAAGAGTCATTAACCGAATCGCCCTTATATTGGTGGTTAGCACAGTGACTTCACTATTGGTTCAAGCAGTAAATCCAACACCTGCAATTCCTCAATCGGTCATTTACAAAGAATTGCCGATTTTGATGCAGGTTAATCACAAGGAACTCGCCCGCGAGCTACTTACTAAAAAAGATTTCAAGTGTTTCACAGCCCTTATGGGTAAGGAATCCGCTTGGAAAGATAAAAAGAATCCAACAAGTTCAGCATCAGGTGTTGGGCAATTGTTAGATTCAACTTATAGAAACCTTGGGCTAAAGCGGAGTTCATCTGAAGTTGCCCAAACCGTTGCTGCCCTTGCTTACATTGGCAGAAAATATGGTTCGGGTGGCCCCTGCGCTGCCTGGCAACATTTTAAAATAAAAAAATGGTACTAAAAACTTTGGGGGTTAAAGTGACCGTTGAAATAGAGAAAGGCATCGTTGATTTTGATGCCGATGCAAATGCGTGGCTTGAACAATACAAGTCAGCGTTAGCAAAGATTAAAGAATGGCAAGAGGTAGCTGACATTGCCCGTTCACACTTAGAATCTGCCCTTGGCGATTCTCAAGTTGGGATGTTTGGCAATCGCCCTGTCGTTCGATGGTCGGTTGTTGAGAGCAAGCGATTTGATACTAAGCGGGCGCGAGAAATCCTGCCTGCTCAAGTAATTGATTTGCTTGAAGTAGTTTCAACTACCCGCCGATTCACCGTTGTAAGAGATGATGAATAAGAGATGTCATTTACACCTTTGAACACTCCAAGCAAGGCGTTAGCCATTGAACTTGGTGAGATTATTACCCAAGCGGGTATTTATTCACCGCGTTCACAGCAGGTTTACATTGGCCCAAGTGAAGTGGGGCAAGAATGTACCCGCAAATTGGCTTACAAATTACTTGATTGGGATAAGGTGAATGAATCAAGTGGGGGCAATTGGGCAGCTCAGGTGGGCGTGGCCATACACTCACACTTGGAGGCTATTTTTGCAAAGTTTCCTGATCGTTTTGAGGTCGAGAGTAAGGTTAAGATTCGTGCCAACCTTTCCGGGACAGTTGATCTCTACGACAAGGAAAACGGAATTGTCATTGATTGGAAAACAACCTCACCCGCTAATGTAAAAGAAAAGCGCAATAGCGGTGCGAGCCAACAACAGATAATTCAGGTTATGTTGTACGCCTACGGCAAGGCGCAAGAAGGCCACGATGTTAAGCAAGTTGGGCTTGCCTTTCTCCCAACTGGCGGCCAAATATCCGATATGTTTCTTGAACTTCATCCTTACGATGAACAAATTGCCGTAGGCGCACTCCAACGCCTAGATAATGTTTATGAGCTTTTATCAACAGTTGATGTTGAAAAATCACCTACGATGTGGGCAGTTATTCCTGCGGTGCCATCGCGCAACTGCAATTATTGCCCTTATTTCAGACCATTCAGCGCGGATTTATCCGTTGCCTGCAATGGAGATACGGAAGCCAAATGACAATAAACTTAAATAATCAAGCAGCCGTTACAATAATTGTTCTTTCTATACTTTTATTTTTGTATTTGAAAAACAGACTTATTGCAAAAATAATGTCAAAGGAAAAAGAATGACACATCAAGAATTGCTAAATAAATTGGCTTACACTCCGCATACTGACCCAAATGGTGAGCGTATGCACAAAGCCCTTCGTGCCGTTGTTGAATTGCATCAGCAAATAAATGGCAGAGAGGCAAATTGTGTAGCTTGTTTTATGAATACATACGATTGCCCAACAATTCAAGCGATTGAAAAGGAACTTTACTAATGTGCTGCACTGATGGTTGCGCCTGCGGGATTCCCGCAAAAACAATCAACGATATAGCAAAAGAACTGGCTGAACTTCAGCCACCAATAGAGTTGGAAAACCAACAACCAAGCAACACCCAAACAGAAACGGGGGATGTCAAATGACATTCAGCGCACCAAGTAGCTCCACCGAAAGTGTTAAGGTCGCAGACTTAGCAGGATTTTTACTAATCATCGAACCAATTGAATACAAAGTTGGGATTCAAACAGTTCACGGCGAAACAGATGCAATTGAAGTGAACCTTGTTGATCTTGATAACAGCAAGACTTACAACAATGTTTTGTTTTTCAATGTCGCACTCAAGAACGCACTCAAGGCAAAGGTTGGGCAGAAAGTTTTAGCCCGTATTTCCAGCGGGGTGGCAAAACCGGGAAAGTCGGCCCCCTGGATACTGCTAGATGCCACCGGCGATGTCGCGGCAGTTGCCAAAGCAAATGCTTTCATTGGCGGGGCCAACACCCCTGCCCCTGCGGTGGTTGATTCACCTGCGGGGATTACACCTGAAGTTGCTGCACTCTTGGCACAATTAGGCGCACAAAAGCAATAAACTAAATCTCCCCGTTTCAATGTCGTTGGCGGGGAACGAAATGGCAGGTTTGCGTTGGCGGGGGGAAGCGCCTTCAGTTGGTTCGATTCCAACCATTTCACGGCAATAACAATTTACAAGGGGGAAGTGTGAGCGAACGCTTTAATTTATTTGAAGGCAATTGCCTTGAAGTAATGAAAACAATGGAAACTGATTCAATTGACTCCATCGTCACCGACCCACCTTATGAGCTTGGCTTTATGGGTAAGAGTTGGGATTCAAGTGGCATTGCTTTCAATGTTGAAGTTTGGCGTGAGGCGTTGCGAGTGTTAAAGCCGGGCGGTCACCTGATTGCCTTTTCAGGTTCGCGCACTTATCACCGAATGGCAGTTGCGATTGAAGATGCGGGCTTTGAAATTCGTGATCAGATTATGTGGGTTTATGGTTCAGGGTTTCCAAAGTCGCACAACATCTCAAAGGCGCTAGATAAAGATGCGGGAATTTGGCGCGGTAAAGCTGGTGCGGTAACAACATCAAATGGCGCAATGAGTGGCCCAAATTATGAAAGAACGCCAATGGAATCACCATTTACAGATGAAGCGAAGCAATGGCAAGGCTGGGGCACCGCACTAAAGCCCGCGCACGAACCAATGGTTCTAGCGCGTAAGCCGTTGATTGGCACCGTTGCCAACAATGTGCTGACCTTTGGCACTGGCGGGTTAAACATTGACGGG